CAGTCCTTCAATACCAGAACAACCATCACTTCCATAAGATGAGTTTGATGGAGTAAGATCATCTCCTTGAAGTCTATTGACTTCATTGATATTCATAAATTGAATCTTATCTCTTCTTCTGAAGATGAATTGAGTTCCAGGATTTAACTTTGCATACTTATTAGCGTCACAAACTGTGAGTCCACCAACGAACCCTCTCTCAGGGTCGATATATCCGACTCTGATATCTCCCTTTTGTGCTGACCCGAAGAGATTAAATGACATTCTTTATTATATTTTTGATTTCTTGATCTTCATAGTGATATTTATTATGCAATTCCCTGTGCAACTGAATTGGGAATATCATTTGCCCCAACATTTACATCGGCAGTTCCAGATGGAGGTTGAGCAAATGGTGTTTCCTCTGCTTGAGTAATGTTAGATTCTGGAGTATTAGCAACAGTATTCTCGATAGATTTATTGCTTGGGAGTGAAGAATCTGGTTGTCCAGATCCACCATCAGACATACAATACTTATCAGAGACAGCAATGTTCGGACTCAATTCGCATCCAAAAATATTGAGTTTGATGTTTGCAAAGGAGAGAGCAGAAGTTATACTTCCAGTGATGTCTCCAATCAAATTTGAAATATCTGATAGTAATCCACTTACTCCTGCAAGTTCACTCTGAATGTCTTCCAGAAAAGAATTTATGTTGTCAAGGAGATTATTATTAGCAGAATCAATTTCCTGTTGATTTGCTGCAAGAACTTGTCCAACAATTTCTTCTGCATAGCAAGTTGAAACATTTGGTTTTCTCTTTACATCATCGTTCTGAGAATTATTAACATTCGCTCTTGCTTTTGCTTCTGCATTACCCATATCTAAAGCATCATCAAGAATCCCCTGGATCAATGCACAAAGATTTGCAGTCAACTTATTATACAGACAGAGAATCAGTTCGGTAATAGTTTGCTTCAGATCACCAAACATTGCTCTCATATGACTTGGCAGTGCTGCGACTGCCTTTGTCATTGCTTTGTTTAATACTTTCAAAACATACTCCATGATTTTATCAAAGAGTATCTTCATGTATTTTGCAATTTCACATGCAGCATTTGCAATCAGACTTTGAACGCTCTCAATTGCACTTGATACTGCATCAATGTAACTTGAGATAGTGCTTAAGTATGAATTGAGTTTTTCTGTTAGTGTATTCAGAACTGTTTGGATTGCTGAGATCGCAGATGTAACAATGTCATCTGGTTTCATTACAACAACACATTCTTTCAGTTTAGTTTCTCTCTTGACATCAGCTGCAGAGAGTTGATGCATTGCATCTGGGTTTTCCTTAGTTGGATTACCTGTGCTTGGTGCTGATGGAGAATTTGCCTGTTGACATTCTTTCTTTGTGAAATCAGCAACTGCTCTCTGGGCAGCCGCCTCTACTTCTTCTTTAGAAAGACCTGCATCTCTTGCCGCATTTCTTGCGTCTGTAGCAGCTTGAAGTTGTCCGCGAGAAAGAGTTTTTGTTGGATCTAATCCATACTTATTAAGTTGGACTCCTGGTGCTGGAGGAGCACAATTTTTCGATTGTTCTGGAGTTTTTGGTTTTGTTGTTACAAGACCTTCATCAGGTACTGTCGGTCTTGCTGACCCTGATGGAGGAGTTTTTCCCTCAGCATAACCACTTGTAGCAGAAAAATTGGTATCGGTTGTACCAATCTTTGTTGCCATTGAGGTTTGGGCGTTGTTGCCCAAGATGCCCATGATGACAGGAACCTGTTGATCCTGACCATCCATGTAGAATCCAAGGACAAAATTACCCTGGCGGAGATTTGGTGTTTGTGATGCGTTTGTTTGTCCACCACCAGCGGTGATGGGGTACATGACATTCGCCCAAGGTAATTGGTCAGATGGGATAGATTCTTCTTCCTTATCATGGACGCCCATAATACGAACTTTGTATCTTCTACCCCAACCAGGGACACCATCTTTATCCTCAAATTTTCCAGGCAGGATGTTGTCTCTCCATTCGGTGTCGTCAGCAATCTGACCGATCCACCAAATGAAGTTGTTGCCTAAAAATCCAGGATTAAATAGTGCTCCTGCTTCCATTAATCTTCGTAAATCTTACACTCTAATGCATCTGGATTTTCATCACAGTACATTTCAAACGAAGTGGGATCGTGATGGTCTTCTGGATGTGCTTCGTGATATCTCTCAAGGTGCTCTAACTCATCTGCGGTATGACGACGCATCTGAGGTGAAATTGTTGGGTCTTCAAGGATCTTCTTATCCTTTTCAATATGAGTTTCGATGTCTTTTTCCATGAGTTCTTGTTAGAAAGTTCTTATTCTACCAGATGAAGCAGATGTTACTGTTCTTTGGTATAGACTTTGTGTACCAGGGTTTTGTGTTGGAGTTGCCGTTTTTCCTGACTGTGGAGTTGACTCCCTTGCTCTTCCTGTTCTACCGAAGGAATCTCTTACTAAATTTATTTTAGTATAAGTTCCTTTAGCATTAACTAAATGGCATAATGCGGATATAATATATAGTCCACCAATCTGACGGTCTACATCATCATTTTTTGTATCCTTCTGTGCAGATGGTGCATCAAAATGGATAGCATCTCCTGCATGTAAAGAGAAATCTCCTGGGATAGTGACCTCTATCTCTGAGGCATACAGTTGATTATACCTCATAATTGCCTGATTTGTAATCAGTTCTGGTTTAAAGTTTGGATCCTTTGACTTTTCAATCTGTTGTTTTGTTGTTCCAGATGGAAGAGTTCCCGTGTCTTTTATGATGTAAGTTGTTCTTGAGAACTGTTTATTTTCTCCTTCACGATTAAACTCAGGATTCAAAACAGGAAGTTCTTTACCTGCTTTTGTGAGAGATTCTTCTGTTCCATCATCACCTGTTGATTTGGGATTTAGGACTTCATACTTGCAGGTATATGGATCAAACAAAACAATTCGGGTTGACTGGAATCCTGCTTCCATTTTTTCCTGAACATTTACTCTGTTATCTTTTGAATAAGTCAGTGCTTTCATGTCATATCCCTCTGGGATATTTGCACCTCTGCTGTCAGGAGTTTCTGTATAAATGATTGACCTCTTTTTCTCTTGTCCTAGTAAAGTATCAATGGATTTGAAATGATATCCTGTTGATGTTTCATAGAAAAAGAATCCTGCTGTTTTACCTTGAGTTGCATTTATAGGAGCACACTTCTTCGATAACCAATTCAAAGTATAATATGGTTTCCATTGACCAGGAATCTCATTCAACTCTGTTGCATCTTCAATGTCAGTTATATCTTTATCAGTTTCTAAGAAGTCTGTCAGGATTTTCTTGACTGCCTCCGATGCCTTCCCGTCAAACCTTTTATTGATTCTCACCTCATCATTCAGAATATATTCTTTTGATACTAAGTGAAGATTAACAACTCCTTTTGTCGTTTGATCTGCTACTGGTGTTACTTTGTTCACATAAAAAGTAAAGTCTATTTGAACATCATTATTATCTTTGATTTTAAAAAGTACCTTTTCAGTTCCAACAATAGGAAGACCTTCCAAAGCATTTTTATTATCAATACTATTTCCAGAGTCGGCAAAAGTAACAGTTGCCATTACAGAATCTTGTAAGAGACTCTCATAATACATCAACTGCAATGTACCATTAGCAATGGAGACAGTCTTACTTTGATCTTTGTTGGAGAACACATCCAACTTCTCTATAAAAGATGGAGTAGACTGAGCACCTGTTACTTTTGTTTCTGCCATGTTTATTACCTCTTATTTCTATTTAACGCATGTATAGAATCTCTTGGAAAGATTCTTTTTTGTTCGTATTAGGAGAAATCATCGAAGGTTTTTGGGGAGTGTCATATGATCCACCACCGGTAGGGATTGGTTGGAAAACAGGAATAGGAATAACCTCTGGCAATTCATAGTCAGCATATGATTTCAAGGCTTCAATTGCTTTTATACCCTTTGCCTTAGTTGCTGCATTTAACAATCCGGGATATGCTCCCTCAATTGCTGCAGTTGAGTCTGCATCAAGGACGAATTCTGTGCCCTCTTCGCCCATGTAGTAAAGACCTTTTCCTTTGGTCCGTCCACCCATTCTCATAAATCCTTTGATTCTATTACGCATCTCATCACCACCACTACCATAGATGTCCTTGTGACTGTTGAGTTTATCCAAATCCCAACGCTCGACCTTTGCTATTCTACCAACTGATGCGTTGTCCTTGCTTTTATGCGTATCACTACGTCCTCTTCCAAAAGGACCGTAGTTTGTGTGAGCATTATATCCATCAATGTTTGATCCTGCCTCACCATGAGTCATGACCTTTTTCGTACTAATATCATTCTTAGACCAACCCCACGCCTTAGCAATTCTTGCTGCCTCTTTTGCCATTGCAACTCTTTGTGCCTCTGTTGGCCATTGTCCTATGTCAGGATTAGCAGCAAGAGATAGACCAACGGAACCACCACCATTTCTATTGTATGTGTGTCCACCAGTGCTTCTATTATATTCAAATTTTCTGTGCATCGTACCATCACCAGTAAAGACTGTATGATATGGACCATAAATGCTGTTATAGTTTCCTGCTGTCCAGTGTAAGTAGATAGCACTACCTTTTCCACTAATGTCCATCCCAGCTCTCCCCTGAGAGGACATTTGCTGCACACCTTGACCACTTGGTCCTGGTTGATTACTAGAACCACTATCACTTTGTTGAGTTACGGCATCATTATTAGTTTGCTTTGGATTCTCTTGACTTGTCTTACCAAATAAACCAGGGAAGAACGAACTTGCCATCAAAGGTATGATAACAAGTGGATTATACAACTGCAAGAAGTTTGGGAATTTACTTATTTGTTTTTTGTCACCAAACAATTGCTTATCGCCTTCGGCATAACCCCTATCTCTCAAGAAGTTATATGCTCCCATTGCCTCAGCCATTTTAGTTGCTGCTTCTCTTACACCTCCTCCCTTTGGTATGCCAAAGTAATGTTTTTCAAAGAATCCA